ATTGATCCTGAATTTGAGATGTCTGAAGATTTTGAGAAAGAAAAAAATAATAAAGTTTTAAAATACCTAGCAAATCATACTCTTACAAGAAATCATAAACTACTTAAAGATTACTTAAATGATACAAGTGATTGATAACTGCATACCAGAGAAAATGCAGGATGAAATGTTAAGTATATGCACTTCAACGATTCTTCCTTTATCATATAACAAATATACTACATCACCACATGCAAAAAGAATCTTAAGGGGATTCTCTCATTTGTTTTTGGCGTATGAGGGACAACTTTCTCCATATGCAGATGCATTATCTAAACCAGCAAAAACTGTATTGCCAGATAAAGATCTAGTCAGAGGTAGATTGTTTCTTCAACTGCCAGTTCAAACTAATGAAATTGGAGAATATCACGTAGACTTTCAAAGAGATCATTTAACAATGATATATTATGTGAATGATACTGACGGAGATACTTTATTTTCTCCACACAATGATAGTGAATTTCCAGATAACATGTCAGAGGGAGAAAAATTTTCTATTGTCAATTCAGAAAATACTATACAGAATAGAGTGACACCAAAGAAAGGGAGGTGTGTGGTGTTTGATGGAAAAATATATCATGCTAGCTCTACCCCAACTATTGATGACAGATTTGTCTTAAATTATAATTTTAAACCATGATTACCAAATTTGAATCTCTGCTTCCAGCAAATATAAACGATACGTTATACAACCACTTAATCCATCATTATGGATGGAACATTATTACAGATAAACACTTTTCAAGGTTTAGTAAAGGCACGGATTCTGGAATGATACTTTCGTCTATGAAAGGTGGTGTATCAACTGGGAAAGATTTTGAGAAATTAAATTTATACGCTGAAATTATACTAGATTTAGTAATTAAAGGGAGCGTAGTAACCAAAGACTTCATGGTTAGAAACAGGTTTACAAACCCAGTAATGAAAAGATGTTTCTGGAATTACTATCACTCAAATTCTTGTGCTGAAGAACACTGTGATACTACAGAAAAAAATCATTGGAGTATCGTATATTATTTGAATGATGTTGAAGGTGCTGGTACAAGAATCATTGATGGTGAAACTGAGGAAGATATTTTAGTTCCAAGTGTAGCAGGAAATGCTGTGCTATTTCCATCTAGTTACATTCATACAGGCACACCTCCTTCAGGATTAAATCATAGATGTTGCCTTAACATTATTTTTGAGGCTGAATCTTTAACATGAAATTTATTGGAATAAGACTTGACGAGCATGATTCAAACATTTCTTACTCGGATGGTGTCAATGTCAAGTATTTCAAAAGTGAAAGAAAACACCAAGTAAAACACCATTGCTATAATAATTTTGATCATCCTTGGTTTGTTAAAGATTTAATTGAATTTGTTGGTGGAAATTTTACTGACATTGATGCTATAGCAGTCGTAGCAGACCCTGAATGGCATGTAAACGAATTATTCACATATGATTCAAACAAATTATTTGAACAAATTAATATAAAACTCTTCAGTGAACTAGATTGTCCTGTTTTTAGATTGGATCATCACTATGCACATGCATTGAGTCTCTGGACTTCGGGTAAAAATTTTGATACCCATATTGTCATGGACGGTTGGGGAGATCACGAAAGGGGATTTTCTTTTTTTAAAGGAAATAACTTAGAGTCTTTTGAGACTGTAAAGAACATGGAATCTATCGGTAGAATCCTTGCAGAGGTTGGTTATCTTTTTGACATGACAGGACATGATCAAGACTTTGCTGGTAAGTTGATGGGACTTAAATCTCATGGTAAAATTAATCAAGAATTGTATGACTCATTCTCATCATATACACTGAGAAATACATCTGACATCTATGCCACATTTGAAAAAACTGTAGATTGGTTGTGTACTGCTCATAAAAAATTTGAAGATCTGTTTCCTAAATTTTTTGGAGAGTATTTAAAAGATACTGATGTTTTTGGTTATACAGGGGGAGTAGCACAAAATACTGTTATCAATAATGAATTAATTTCAAGGTTCCCAAACATTCATATACCACCGCACTGTGCTGATGAAGGGTTGTCTTTAGGTTGTGTAGAATTTCTAAGACAACACTACGATCAAGAACCATTCTCAACTGATGGGTTTCCATTCTGGCAATCTGATGAAGCACCAGATACAGAACCATCTGACGAGACTATAGAAAAAGTTTCTGAGTATCTTGCTCAAGGAAAAATTGTCGGATGGTATCAAGGACATGGCGAAGTAGGTCCCAGAGCTTTAGGAAATAGAAGTATCTTAATGGATCCGTCTTTACCAAATGGTAAAGACTTTATCAACAAAAAAGTAAAACATAGAGAAAATTACAGACCTTTCGGTGCATCTGTACTACAAGATGATGTAAGTAAATACTTTGATTGGTCTGGATCCAGTGAGTACATGCTTTTCGTAACAAAGGTGTTATCGGATTCTTTTCCTGCAATTACTCACGTTGATGGTACTTGTAGAATACAAACAGTTTCCGATTCAAACTCACACTACTACAAGTTATTAAATTCATTCAAACAAAAAACAGGAATTCCTATGCTCCTTAATACATCATTAAATGTTGGTGGAAGACCAATAGCAGGGTATGTAAAAGATGCGGTTGAACTTTACGATAATACAGAATTGGATGTTTTAGTTGTTGGTGATGAAGAAATATAATAAATACCTTCAGGGAAATTGTAGGTAAATGTTATGGCAGAACCTGCCAGTAGAGCTGAACTTAAAGATTATTGTCTTAGAAAGTTGGGTTTTCCAGTGTTGGAAATCAATGTTGACGATGATCAGATAGAAGATTCAATAGACGATGCACTCCAGTATTATCGTATGAGACACTACGATGGCACTGAACTTGCTTATATGAAGCATCTATTTACTGCTGCTGATGAGACAAAATTTGAAACACAGAATACAACAACCACTCTAGCTAGTGGTACAAAGTGGGAAGTCAGGGATAGATACCTTGAACTACCTGCGGACGTAGTTGGTGTGACTAAAGTATTTGGTCTTGCTAGTAACGCAATTAGAAATAATTTATTTGGTATTGAGTATCAGATCTTTTTAAACGATCTATATGCTGTAGGATCTCTAGACTTTCTTAACTATTACATGGTTAAGACTTGGATGGAGACTATGGATATGGTTCTTAATAATGGTGCTTTTGTTCAGTTCAGATTTAACATGAGACAGGACAGACTTTATATTGATGTTGGTAAAGACATGTTAGATGAAGATGTACATGTTATTGTTGAATGCCATAGAGCATTAGATCCTGATACATACACTCAAGTCTATAGTGACATCTTCTTAAAGAAATATGCTACTGCCCTTATCAAAAGACAGTGGGGTCAGAACCTAATTAAGTTTAATGGCATTCAACTTCCTGGTGGAGTTGCCATTAACGGTAGAGAAATTTTTGAAGATGCTCAAAAAGAAATTGCAGAGATAGAAGAGAAGTCATTCTCTACATACGAATTACCACCATTTGACATGATCGGATGAAAAAAGTATACTTTCCTCAACACGGTGGTGTTGCCACCGAACAGAATCTTGTACAAGACTTGGTTGATGAACAAATCAAGTTGTTTGGATCTGATGTGTTTTATATTCCTAGAGTGCATCTGAAAGATAAGACGTTAGGGGAAGTTATACAGTCTGAATTTAATCAGAGTTATATGATAGAGATGTTCCTTGTGAACGTAGAAGGTTTTGGTGCAGGTGCAGAGTTTGTAAGTAAGTTTGGTTTAAGAATAACTGATGAGATAACCTTTGTTGTATCAAGAAGAAGATGGGAACAGTCTGCTAATCCTGCATTGAGTCTTGCTGTAGATGGTAGACCTAATGAGGGAGACTTAATATATTTTCCATTGACAGAAGATCTCTATGAAGTTAAGTATGTAGAAAGAGAAAATCCTTTTTTCCAGTTAGGTAAACAGTATTTTTATCAACTCACTGCTGAGATATATGAGCAAGGTGCTGATAAGTTTGATACAGGTAT